ATTAGGATAAGTATTAATGCCAAATTGTTTATCTGAAATTATAGTACTCAATTTAGAGTCTTTTACTGTTTTATTAAGATATGTTTTTACAGTAAAATTTACTGTTTCATTCTCAAAATTTATGTTTATATTGCTTATAATAATATAAGCTTCATTTGTTACAACTCCATTTCCGAAGTCAATTTTTTTAGTTAATGCCATAATTTTTAATTTAAATTGTTATTTGTATTATTTATGAATAAGTAAATGTCATGTCATAAGTATGACCAGATTGTATGGTAAGTTTGTAGTAGTTAGTACCAAGTATGTTTGTATATACAGAACCTGAAGTTGTTGTATTGTATATAATAGTACCATTATCTTTGATTACTAAAGTACCAGTATATCCTACTACTGGTCTACATACTATGTATATTACAATACCTCCTAGGTACATTGATCCATTAGCAGATAAATAAGTTGTATAAAACTTTCATAAATAATTCCAAACACTACTATCAGTATAATTAATCATGCAACTTAAATCACCACTTGCATCTGTATTATTAGTATGATCTACTATTGCATAAGAAAAATAAGTTAGTGCATTTCGATTATAATTTCTGAAATTTAATAGACTATTTTTATTACCTACATAATTAGAATCAAATATACCAGTAGCATTAGTAAAACATGATTGTAAATCTCCAGTGACAACTGTACTACCAAAAACTTCTTTAGTAACATCTTGTAAACTGAAAGTTATTGTATTTGGTACTGACATATTAATTATTTTCTAATTGTTTAATTCTAGTTTCTAGATTAGATATTTTTGCAATAAGTAAATCTATATACTTTACAGAATATCCTATTTCTTCATTACCTGATACGAATTCATCATTACCTGATTCTAATAACTCTTGTGCAATAGCACCATATCTTTTTTCACCAAGTTTATTTTTGAATTCATATTCTTTAAATTGAATATTAGAATAATCTTTAGTGATAGGTGTTATGTTAGTTTTAAGTTTAATATCAGATGGCATTATAAAATTAGTTGCTGTTATAATGCCAGCTATAAATGTATCAGCATCAACATGAAGAGTGGAATCAATCCAACATTTACCAGATGCATAAATACCTCCAGATACTTGAAGTGCTCCTGAACTACCACCAGTACTATCATCACCTTGATTAAAATATCCAGGACCATAATAAATTGTAGCTAAATCTTCTCCTCTGAAAGTTACTATGTGTTCCATTTTACCATTAAATACGTCAAAGTTTCTGAACTGGGTAGTCCCGCCTGCATAACCAGTGTAGTTGTAGGCAATAGCAGAGGTGGCATTCGTAGCGGGTTCATTAATTTGCTTTTCAACAATTTGAATATAACCTGTTGAAAAAACTGTTGCTTTGATTGTTCCAGTGCTAGATTGAATTTGAACACCTGCACAAGAATACATTGAACTTACATTACTATCGGTACCCCATAGTACCTGATAAAATGCTCCATCTGTTCTATTAGCATGCATAATAACGTTATTGGAGTAACTAGCGTTGTTTACTGACTGACTACCAATATTTCCACTATGTATTACAGTTCTCCATGGTGTATAACTATCCCCACCAGCTAAATTACTTGTACCTCTAAAATACATATTATCACTTGTGTATCCACCAGCAATCTGAAATGCAACATCACCACCATTTGTCATATGTAACAAATTTAAATACATTGCACCAGGACCATCACCACCATAATCTGAAATTGCATATATACCAGTTCCTCTACCAGCTAAGTTATAAACATTACTATCTGACCTATCAATTCTTACAGTGAAATTTGAAATACTTCCTGCACTATTAGCATAATTAACTGATAAACTACTAGCAGTTCCTGTTAAACCAGCACCACTACCATTAAATTGAGTTGCTGTAACTGTTCCATCTGTGTTTATATTCCCACTATCATCAAATTTAATTGATTTAGATGCACCGTTTGTTGATTTAAAATTTAAACCACTTGATAAAGTATCTATAGTATAACCCCAAGAAATATCTGGAATTCCTCCTAAATATAATTTTGAATCACCAAGATATGAAGCTGCAACAATAAAATTATTGGCATTAAATTGAGTTGCTGTAACTGTTGATGTAAAGACTGCTGCTCCTAATGCGTTGACATTAAAATTGCTACCAAAAATACTGATTGGAGTTACTCCTCCGTATGTCTCAATATACATATAAGGTACTCCTGAGTTGTTTCTCCAACCAAGAAACCCAGAAGTTCCACTCCCGAATTGTTTGCCTATTGAATATGCTATATCATCGCCAGCTGTTAAGGTGGGGTCGTAATTATCTATTCGATTGCCTATTATCCTTCCATCCACCCACACACTACCACTTTGAACAGATGATGGGTTGTTTTGGATATACTTAGAATCTAAAGACACTCCTGCAATAGTTGGGGTATTTAAAAAGTTTACTATTCCTGATGGGCTAATAGATAAGTCAACTACTCCACCTCTCGTATATGAAAATCCCTTTCCTGCTGGATTATAGATATTAAAATAATCACCACCATCAGTAGCTCCTACATTAACCCCTGTTTGAATAAATGTTGACGTACTCCATAAAGTCGAGTACATATTTATAAATGGAGCGGAAGCATTTATCTTTATATTTCCCGATACATCAACATCACTACCCCACAATTTACCCAATCGACTTGCACTTGACCCTATTATTTGTTGGGTGGATTGATCTGTTAATACTGCACCTAAAAGAGAATTAATATAACCTGATGGATTAGTTGAATTATAGGGCGTATAACCTAATGCGGTAGTTACCATTCCACTACTAATGCCTGTTATCCAATTACCGTAATTACCTAAATTATTTGTAAATTGGGATAACTGAGTAGGTTTATTTAGTAATACTCCTATTCCAGATGTAGCATTCCAATCTGTTTGAACTTGTGAAGATGGAATAGTCGGAAAATCAGTTATTTGTGATTTAGTTATAGTTATGCCTGTACTTTTATCCCATGCAGTAAATACTGGATCAGTCTCAGTAAATGATGTCAAATAATTTCCTACTGGTTGGTATACACCAGTATGTAAATGATCACCATAAGCTGATAATACATGTGTAGTACCAAACCCAGGAAAAGCATTTGCAATTGAACTGTACAGAGTAGATAATAGAACACCATTTACATAAATGTCACCACGTAACATTGTTTTTAGTACATCATTATTACCTAATGTTATTGTATTTGAACCTGAACCTTTTGCTGTGTAACCTATAACAATTTCATTTGTACTGTTATTATGTAATGCTTCAGTTAGACCACCTATAAAAATTGAATGATCAATGTTAGTAAGAAGATTTACACCATTATCACAGTAAGAGGCTGCCATATCACCTAATGCAATGTTATAGCCACCCAAAACATTATTGTTTAACACTGTATCTCCTATACCAACATTATAACTACCTTCTGTATTAGTATAAAGACTTTGATATCCGATTGATACATTAGATGTCCCTGTTGTATTTGCAATTAAACTCATAGCTCCAATTGCAGTATTATGACTACCGAAAGTAGCATTAGACATTGAATTAGTACCAATTGCAGTATTTCCAATTGTAGATGTACTTACACCTAATGCACTAGTACCGATAGCTATATTAGATATACCATCAGTATTATTGTACAATGCATAATTACCTAATGCAAAATTATCTGTACCAATTGTATTAGCATATAATGTATTATTACCTATTGCAAAATTATTTGTACCTGATAAGTTATTGAATAATGACAAATTGCCAAAGGCTAAGTTAGTTCCACCATCAATGTTTTTGAACATTGCTTGATAGCCTATGGCTAAATTACCACTACCAATTGTATTGGCATACAATGATTGATAACCCAATGCAGTATTGTAATTTCCAATAGTATTAGAAAATAATGATTCATCATATATTGCTAGTTTTCCAATGAATCGAACATAGCCATGACCACTAAGTTCTGCTTGTGCACCTAAACTAGTTAAAGTTTGATCACCAGTATTTATATTTGATGTATTTCCTAATATAACTGATTCAGCAGTTGTTATTAATCTACTTCCAATTACTTTATCAACTTTTAAATTTAATGCTAATTGTGTATCATTAGATATTGGTTTATTTAAATCAGTAGTATTATCTACTAAAGATAAACCTACATCAGATTTAGTAATAGTTACTATACCTGTTTGTCCATTTACCATAGTTACATCATCTGAATTATCAGATTTTTCTGGTATACCATCTGAATTATATATTAACCAATCTCCTGGTTTGAAATTAATACCAAATCTAGTACCAGTGCCAACTATTGTATATACATTACTAACTTTAGTTAAATCAGGTGATATTAAAATAGGATCATTATTAATAATATCTCATGTTCCTATATATTTTAATAATGTTGATGGTAAATATTGTAATGCAACTTTACCGCCAGAATCTAATGGAGTGTATCCATTATTAATACCTTTTTCTGATAATAATTGATATGGAGTTAAATCCTGATCATCAGCATGTAACGAATGTATTTTTGCTATTTCAGTATCTAATACTAAAGATTTCCCATCAACTTTATCTACTTTTCCAGTTATGTCAACATTATAAACTGAAGTTAATCTAGTTATCTCACTATCAAGTATTAAACTTTTACCTTCAACTTTATCAACTTTTCCACTAATATCTACATTGTGTAAAGTAGTTAACCTTTCTATTTCAGTATTTAATATAAGAGATTTTCCTTCAACTTTAACTACTAATCCACTTAGATCTTGATCATCAGAATGAGGATTATGAAGATTTACTTTTTCAATATCTGTAACATAATTTTCATCTTCTGTAAGTATTAAAGCAAACTCATTTGAATTATGAGTAATTATTTCTCCTAAATGTAAATCAGTAATTAATATTTGTGCAACTCCTTTATCTTCTTTAGTATCTGTTATATTTGTAACAAATAATTCTGTAGCATATCCATCTAAAGAAGGTATTACTGGTAATTCATCTTTAGTTACTAAATTACTTAAATCTTGATCCCCTTTATTTGAACCTTCAACTAAATCTAATGCATATTTATTATCATGAGTATGAGTTTGACTATAAGCTAAATCATATAATTCTTTTAATTCATTTGTAAGATCATTAGTACTTAATTCTTTACCTTCAATCTTATCAACTTTAGTATATAATAAATTTAGTAAACTTTGTAATTCACCATCTGAAACAGGAGTTCTAAGATATAAATCAATTAATGCATTAGTAATAGTTTTTATAAATATTGCAAAATCATCTTGTTGATAATAATCAGGAGAAGTACTAAATCTTATCATTATTTCTGATAAATATTTTAATAATTCTTCTAAAGATGTTATCCTTGGTAATTGTTCTGGGTCAGATGGAAAATAATTACCATCTGTCAAATTAACTGAAGGAATAAATGTATTTTCATATCCAGAAATTAAATCATCATTGTTTATTGAATCTGTATTGAGTGGTCTTGAAGTTGTTATAAGATTATCATGTACAGGTATTTCAATTTGATTTAATAATATATTTTCTTTCACTGGTACATTATCTACATCTTTAATTGGAATAATAGAACTAATTGTTGTTTCTAAATTATTAATTAATATACTAGATTGTATAATATTTTTATGACTTTCTACTGGATTTAATGTAATAGTATTTAAAGTTTGTTCATTAAGTAAAAGATTAGTATTAATTACATCACTTTTTATAATAGGTTTTATTATAAAAGTATTAGAGTCTATATCACTAAGTAATATATTATTTTCTACTATATTTTTTTGTATAGTAGGTGTACTTATTAATTCTTCAGAAGTAATTGATTCTGTACTATCTAGTAATATATTTTGTTCCATTTATTATATTTTTATTTAAGCATAATTGTAAACATTTGCTTCATCATTATTATAAGCAACTGCCATTCCTTCAATATCATCAAAAACAGTCCCAATAATTGAACCATCTCTATAATGTTTTGTTGCTAAATTTTGTTTTGTCCATATTTGTCCACCTATTGTAACTATATTATAAACATTACCATCAAAATCGATTAAATTTCCATCATCTATAATATTATCTTTAATTAATCTAACACTGTGAGCATAATTAGTATTAAATACTTCTTGACTAGAAGATAATGCACTTTCTGAATTCATTATATTAATAACAGTATTTGCTGCATTAACATTTGCAGGATAGGCTCAATAAGAACCAGTATTTCCAAGACTTTCAAATGAAGTTTGTGTGCCCAATCTTACTCCGCCAGGTAGAGCAGTAAATTCAAATTCATTAGTTGCTCCTACATTAGGTTCAATTCAGTGAGTAGTTCCAATTTCTTTTAATTTACCCCCTGCAAATACATCTCCGCCAGCAAAATCTATTAATGTTCTTCATTCAGCATCAGTTGGAATATGCCAACCAGTAGGTGCAATATTTTTTGAATTTACTAAAGCATAATAATTATATAGACGACCATATTTTATAGATTCTATATTTGTTGTTGGAGGTACTATTATTACTGGGTCTGATAAATCTTCTGATGTATAAACATTTGGATTATCATATAATCTTTGCCAAGTGTCTATAGTTTGAGGTAAACTAACATTCTTATAATATTTATTAGATGGTATATTTACTAATTCTATTTCTTTATTACAACGAATTATTTGTTTTCTAAATTCTTGTAATTTTAATTGTTCTTTTTGTGGTGCATTATACCAATTAGCTCAATCGAATATTTCATCTACAATTAATAGAAGAGTTAAACTTTTTACAATACTTGGATTTTCTTGTGCCAAGTATTGTAAATTATTTGTGTATTTATCTATTGATTGTAATATAGTAAGTTTTATATCACTCATTTTATTTACAATTACAAGTATTATTAATAGGTTTATTTTGAGAATTTCCACAAAGTGTAAAGTATTTTTTTAATATATTATAATACATTTCAGCTTCATCAAATCTTTCTAATCTCATTGATTCTATATGTGCATATAAAAACATATAATGTTTTATAAGAGTTTGAAAATCTATTTGTGAAATACAATTTGCATCTAAATTTAATATATGATTTTTTAATGTATCATATACTTTATTTACATCAGATACTAATGCCATTACATTTGGTATCTCAGTTGTACCTATAGTAGGTGTAACACCAAATTCAACATAAAACATTGTACTTCTAATAGGATCAGTATCCTTACTTAATGCATTGACATTAATTCTCATTATTTGAGTAATTGCATCAGGATTAGATGCATATATATTTGAACAATCTCGCCAACCATCATCATCTACAATATTTGAATCAGGTACAAAATCATATTTTTTAATATTTAATGTATTAAATTTATATCCTGTTGGACAAGCTATACTAAATTCTAAATATTGACTATCTGGCGATATTCTTAATAAATTAATTGATATCATATTATTTTTCTTTTGTTATTTGAGCAGCTAATCCTAAAGTAGCACATACTACAATAATATATCCTGCAATTGTGAATATTATTTGAGGAACACCATAAGTCTGTAAATCAAAAAATTTATCAACACCTATTACAGATGCAGCACTAATACCTAATTTTATAGAAATTGCTTTTATTCTTTGTCAAAATACTGGAGTTGCTGCATTCCATCTAATTTTTATTAAAGAATATGTAATTTTTAATTTTCTATATTTGATTTTTATTCTTTTAAACATATTAATCTTCCCTCACTTTATCGTTTTTATTACTTTGATCAAATAATTGCACACCTTCTAATTGAACACGTTTTTGTTCTCATAAAAGTTTATTAGTATTATAATCACTATTGATATCCATTTGTCTATTTTCAAGATTTCCTTTTTGTAGTAATTCTTGTTTTTTCAATTGCATTTCTGCATCACTATATCCATTTAATTTTGTAGTGGCAGTTTGTAGTTCTTTTTGTGCTTGTTCTTGAGCTTGTTGAGCTTGTTGTAAAGCTTGATTCATTTGTTGTAATTGATTATTTTCTTCTTTTTTAGATTTAAGAGTTGCTAAAACATTTTCTTTCATTTCAGTTAAACTTCTTGATGTAGAAATAATTACTAGCATTTCAGGATCAAATTGACCACCTTTAGTAAGTTCCATTGCAATTTGTTTAATTAACTCTTGTTCTTTAATTACAGTAGCACTATCAATTATATGTACATCAAAATCTGTAACAGTATAATGTTCTGGTAAAGCAGTAAATAATTGTCTTCTATTATCTCCTAATATAGTAGATCCCGTAATACCTTTTTTAAATACTTTTTTAGCAACATTTAAAGAATCAGTTAACATCTCTCTTACAAGTGTATCCATTCCTTGATAATACTGTTTAGTAATAACATAAGACATTTGCATACCCATTTCTACATTCTGTACAGCATCTCTTTGTTGAATACCTCCTAGACGTTCTCTAAATACACCAGTAATTGATGAAGCAGTTTCTTCTATTCTTTGTATAGCCATATCAATAGCTTGAATAGTTGTTACTTTAATAGTATCATCATATCCTGCAAAAGTTTGATTTATAACTTGCCCTTCTTGTGAAGAATCAAATGGTGCAATACCTGATTTTTTATAAGCTAAATATTTAACTAATCTTTCTGGCATAGTTGCTCCTAAAAATTCTGGTAAATGTGCAACATCTACATGACTTCCCATACTTCCACTAGTTGCAATAGCATTATCTTTGAAAAAATGTAAAATATCATATTTATCTTGTAAATTAGCAGTTGCTAACATTAAAGAATATGGTGTACCTGTTCTGTCAGTATAATATAATCCATTAACAGATAAATTACATTCATTAGGAGTATCAATACTTCTAACTACATCTTCATCTTTTCCATTTAAAATATACATAGATGCACCTATTCTTATAACTTCATATCTATTTTCAAGGGGTTTTTGTCCTTTTACTATATCTGTATCAATTCATTCTGTTTCAAATACAGGTAATAATTTTAAATTTCCTGTTGAGTATTGATTATACATTGGAGTTGCTTCTACTCCTGCCATAATACCATCAGTTAATAATGCCCCAGTTCTAGAATTAACAGCATTTATTAACATTAAATTATTAGAACTGTATTCAGGTTTAATAGTATCTAATTCTTTAATATCATCTTTAGAAAGTTTATCTCCATATTTAACTAATATTTCAGATTTTGTCATTCATTTTCTAACTACACTGCGATAACCTTTCTTCATATAGGCTGATTTAAAATCTCTATCAACAAATGTGTTTAAAGGATTTTCAATTTCAATATTAATATTTGTACCTCCAGTAGTAGGAATGACTTTAAAATAAGTCTCACCTGCTATCAGTAGGTCAATTATTAGGTCTTTCATTTTATTTTTGAAATCTACATCTCGAGAATTCATTAAATATTGAATAATATTTTGAGCGGCAATCTCATATTCTGAAATAAAATTTCTATCTGTTGAATCAGAAATTTCTTGTAATTGTTTCGCAATATCAGTATCCATTGTTTTTCCAGAATTATCTCCTTTAAGTGCAGAAAACATAGAATTAGTTAAATGTGTTTTAAGTAATTTAGCTATATTACCAGAAATAGCCAATTGTTTATCTCTAAACATATTAGTTAAAGTTCCTTTATCTTTACAAGATATTTTAGGTGTAATATTTGTAGCTAGATATTCTCCTACAAGTGCATCAATATGTTTTCTTACAAGCGGAATAAATTCAATAGAAGTCGGATTACCAATTCCATAATTATGTTCTAAATGTGCAAATTGAAATCTATCTCTTACACCATGATAATAATTAAATGCTTTTACTAGTGAAACTTTATCAAACACTAATTCAGCAATAGCTGTATCACAATGAGCAATTAAATAATCATCGCTATTTTTATCATCACTATTTTTAAATAATGTCTTTATCATCGTTAGTATCGTTTTTTATTAATTTAAAATATTTTACTACAGGAAAATTCCTGGTATTTAATTCTTTACATATATATGTAAAAAAATCATTATCACTTAAACATTGTATACAAATTGGCAATGGTATCATATAATTACTTAAAGTAATTAATAAGCAATATTCTTTTAATACAGGTATTATAGTTGTAGTTGTAGTTGTAACTGGAGTTGTAGTAGTTATAATTTTGTAAACATTTGATTCATCATTAACATAAGTACTAACAGATTCAGTCCTATTCATAGTATTAGTGCCAATTAAATCTCCATTTCTATAATGTAATGTTGCTAAATTTTGTTTTAATCAAATTTGATCTCCAATAGTTACTGTATTATAAGTATCTCCATCTATTATTATATCTCCTTCATTTATAGAAGTATTTTTAATAAGACGTACAGACAAACCTGTTTGTATATCAGAATTATTTCTAGGTATATTATTAGAATTAATAATATTATGTATAGATATATATCATGCATTTAGTTTATCATACTTTGAAGAACTCCATCAGAAACCACTTTCTCCTAAATTATAGAAATTAGCACTATCTGGATAATTTGGATTATTATAATTAGATATAGTAAGATATCCGCCAGGCAATGCACTAAAACCAGTTTCATTTGTAGCATTTATATTAGGGTCAGATCAATAGGTAGTGCCAGTTTCCTTAAGTTTGCCTAAAGATTCTGGAGTAGCACCTATGTAATTAATAAGAGTACCTCATTCTTCAGTTGTCGGTACATGCCATCCTATTGGTGCAATTTCTCTTGGATCAGTTATAGCATATCAATTATAAAGTCTACCATATTTAATACCTTGATTAGTACTAGTAACAACATCAGTTGTTGTTGTAGTAGTAATTACTTTATCTTCACCTGTAATATCTACTTTAACTTTTCCTAGAAATTCAGCATCATAACTGTCTTCTATAAAATCAAATATTTTAGTTTCTAGTGTTGTCATTGTTCATTCAAGAATAATTAGGTTGAGTAAAATTTGGATTATGTTGTGGTAAAACTTTAGGAATAACTCCAAATTGTTTATAACCATTTTCATCAGTATAATAACCAATATCTTGCCATTCTTTATTGACTTTTGTAGATGATCTTGGAGCATTTCCCATTAATTCTTCATCTGCTAATTCACACATTCCCATTGCTGCTACAATATCAAATTTTCTTTTATTTAAAAAAGAATACTTAATTAATTCATTTAACATATCAAGAATAGTTATTTCATGACAATAATCACTAACATAGTTTTCAACTAAATCAAGATAATGATTAATATTTGGTACAGTTGCAGAACAACCATACATTCTAGTATTTGCTTTATTTACATCACTTGTTGTTGCACGAGGTCGTAAAAAAAGTAAATTTAATTTTTTTTCAGTTTTAAAATGTGTTATTAAAGATACACGAGAAGTTTCAATTACTGCTTTACAATTGTAATACATTAAAAGTTTCATTGCAGTATCATATGCATCACGTACATCTTTAGGACGATACTTATACATAGCTACATATTTAGGATCTTTTAATCCAAATTGTCTACGTTTAATTACAATACAAAATGATGATACATCTTTTTGACCTGTAGATGAAGTTTCATCACTATCAATAGAGTCAATACCAGCTACATATAAATTATTATAAGGTATATTATTTTCATCTGTTCAAGGTTCTTCAACTATAGTAATTAAACCTTTATCAGTGTATTCAAGAGAGGGTGCTTTTTGTCTATTAGCTCCACCTATTTCTTTACTAAATTCTCAATTTAATTTAGCCATTTTAGGAAGTTCAACTGTTTTATGTAATTCAATATTAGCAATTTGTTCAGCTAATAACTCAGTATCAAATCTATTATCCCCTTGTCTAATAAGTGCTTCTTCTGGTGTAAAACAATACTCTGATTTATATTCAAGTAAGTTTTTTGCATTAGATGATTTTTTAACTCTTATAGAATTATAATAAATTTTAGCATCTATTTCATTACAAACTCCACGTGAATCACATGAAGGAATATGCATTGTATATGCTGGAATAAAAAATCCTGTATATACATATTGACCATTTTCAGTATGATTATGGTAATATGGTAACATATTATATTCACTAGGATTATAAAACATACCAGCTAAACCTGCTAATTGAGGTCCTTCATCACCACCTGTACCCCAAACAAATCTTGAACCAATACGTTTACCTAAAATATTTACTAAGGCTTCAGATTGATTATAAGAAGTTACTAATATAGGATTAGATCCAGCTTCTTCAAGGAACAAACGTTCTAAACGTCCACCACGTAATTTACGAGGTTTATCTACAACTTTACCTTCTAAAGTAGCCATCCAACCAAATTCAGTCCCTTCTGTAGTTACTTTAGAAGCACGTTTTTTCATGTCTGAATCTTTCTTCATTCTAACATGTTCAAAACCACCTTGTGTTTCAGTATTTAGAAACTCTAATTGTAACCAAGCTTTATCAAGTACATCTCTTACAAATCCCTCAGCAGCAGCAGCATATAAACATCTTGATTTAGCAACTGTAGTATAAACTCGTACTCCTAAAGATGCAGCAATTTCTGAAAAACCAACACCACGTGCTTTTAATGATCCAACATCAAATCCAGATTTTTCACAAAGATCTATATAATGAAAATATTCATATTGTTTAGAAAAGAAATCTGGGAATGTTTCAAGGCGACCTTCTGCAGCTTTTTGAATATTAGTTACATTAAGTAATCTATAAAAATTTAACCAGAAATAATTATCTCCAGTTATTGTATATTTTCCAACAGTATATCCATCTTTACATCTCTCCATTTGAGTATCCCAGAATTCATCATATAATTTAGAACCTTCTCTAAATGTACTATATTTTCCAGTTTCATCATAGATTCTACCAGCTTCTGTAAAAGGTGCTGATACAAAATCCAAACCTTTAGTCATTGTAATAGGTCTATAACCTGTAAGTTCATAAGATAATTCAGGATCAAAAAATACAATTGGTTCACCTAATTTTACATCTCATTCATTTTTATTACGTCTAAGTTTTTCTTTTTTCTTATCCAGTTCTAATTGTTCTCGAAGTAATTCAATTTCCTCAACTTCTAATTGAGCTTTAGTTTTAATTATTTTTACTTCATTAACTTCCTCTTCTTCTATAATAGTAGGGATAGTTGCTTCAATTATTTTAAATTGTTTTTCAACTTTCTTTTTTTCTATTTCTTTTTTCCCTGCTACTATTGTTTTTTTTGCAGCTTTTGCAGTTATTTCTAATTCTTTTTTAGTAGCCATAATTATGAATCAAATCGTCCTCCGATGCGACCACCTCTAAGTGAACTTTCTTTTTCTTGCTCTTTTTTGTAAGATTCTTCTAATATTTCTATATTTTCTAAAGCTTTTCCAGTTTTTGACATTTCATCAAGAACATCTTTCATTCTAAATATAGGTTTACCTGTTACAGCATCTCTTTCATCAAAATCAAGATTATCAAAATAGATAGTCATTCTATCTACCATATTTTTTTGTGATTGTAATAATTTACCAATCTTAGAAGTTTCTTGAATTAGTTTGTATTTTCTACAAGCACATCTGAATACTTCATCATCAAATTCTTCTTGTTCTAAACCACCGTCTCTTAAAGCTTCTTCGTGCCTTTCTTGTTCCGAATATTTAGCATATGGAGAACTCCAATCAATAGCACAATATATATAAGTAAATTCTCTAAATGCTTTAGTTTTATTTTTACCCGTAGGATCTTTTTTAGTTTCATTTCTTTCATTAGTTCATAAATCAGCGAACTCCTTAATTAAAAGGACGTCCGCTTCATTAATAACTACTTCCTTCTTCATATTATCATAAGAAAATAATTTTAGCATATATTTATTTTTTAATATTAATTACATTGACCACCACAGCATGAACATACTGTTGATAGAATTCCACCATTTTTATGTAGTTTAGTACCACATCCACATCCTTTTAAACATTTTTTAGCTTTCATTTTAGAACCTTTAGCCATTTTAGGTTTAATCATTGTAGACATATCTTTCTTTTCTACAATTGGATCAACTTTTGGTTTAGTTTTATTTTTTAAATAACCACCTTTTTCTTTTTTCCAAGGAGTAAGTTGTTTATCATCAGATGGTATATTTTTATCTTTACTAGAAGTATTTGGTACACCTTTTTTCCAATCTTTTGGATTCATATCAGTTCCACCTTCATTTTTAGTAGGTACAGCATCATCTGATACAGGATTTGGTTTACCTTTTAAAACTGGGATAGGTTTAGTCACTTTAGCCCCTTTTTGTAGATAACCACCTTTTTTAGCAAATGTAGCACCTTCCCAAATACTTGGTTGTGTAGTTATTGTTTCTGGTAATACTGATGGATTTTCTGGTATTTCTCCTGCAGAAATATTTTGTTGCATTGTATTTAAATAAGATTGTTTTGCATCTCTTGCAGTACGATCTAAAGTTTTAAATACATCTCTAGTTGCCTCATCCCATTTACCATTTGGTTGTAATCCAGCAGTTGCTTGAATTTCTCCAATTGCTTTCATAGTTTCTTTACCAAATTTACCATCTACCACTAAATTATGTCCTAAACTATTTAAATGGATTTGAACCCATTTAACTTGATCAGGAGTTAAATTAGCATTATTTGCTTCTACAGGTGAATGAACATTATCAATAGGTTGAGAAGGTTTAACTGCAGATTTTACAGTTGTTTTAGATACTACTTTAGTTTGTTGAGGAGGTGTAGATCCTGTAGGTTTAGCTACTATTTTTTTAGCAGTTACAGTTACTGTTGGTAATTGTTTTGGATTTGCTTTTGTTCCTACTGCAGGAGTACGTTCTTCCCATGAACTAATACTTCCATTTGTTGGTCTGGACATAGGTTTTACAGGTTCTTTTGATGAAACATTAGTTGCATCTTTTGCTGCAGGTCTAACATACATTCCACCTTTTTGAAGACGTTGTATAAATTCTAATTTAGCGCCATTCTTTGCAGAAGGAGTTCCACCTTTTAATTGTTGCATAATTGATTGTATCATTTGTGAAGCTTGTTCTTGAGGCATACCTTGTTTTACTAATTCTTGTAATACTTCTTCTGGTTGTGCACCACTTTGTAATGCTTTAGCTACTTGTTGTGCTATTTGTTGTTGTTGACCTTCTGCAGGTGCAGCACCTCCTTGTTGATATTTTCTATTTAAATATTTCATTAATAAATTTTATTTAAGTTTCTGTAAGTCTTTAGTTGAGAATACATGTTCTAGTAATTCTCCTGTAGTAGTAAACCACATACATAACATACCTTGAAAGTAAGTACTTTTATCTTCATCTTTTGGTTTAATTGTCATAGTTTTTTTCTTAACAATTATCATAACCGGTTTATTAGGTATATCTTGTTTCAGTTGTACTCTGTCACCTGGCAAGAAATATACTTTATCCATATTATATTCGTTCATTTGTAAATCTTGTTGTTAAATTATCATTAATTATAGATACTAAATTTTGTTCTGCAATATTCCAAAATCCTTGTCTTAAAAATGGTACAGGTCTAGCTGATCTAGTATCATAAAATACATCATCCCCTACTTGTACATATTGTGTCCCAGGTCCTACTTCAATTACTTCAGCACACTTGATAAAATTATCTAGTATTTCATGTTCTCCAGAATCTTGACTATCAAATTCACCTTCAGTTAATTTTAATCCACTTTTAGTTGTTAATGCAGCATAAGGATTAGAAGCATAAGGTAAAATCATTACATTTGTATATAAGGGCATTATTTCTTTTTTCATATTCATTTTTATTTATTAATCCATATTTATTATTGAACAGCCATTTGTTAGAATTAAAGATGCTGCTGTAACTGCATTCTCTAAAGCGGTCTTTGTAACTAAGAACGGATCAATAATTCCCATCTCATACATATTACCATTTACTATATTTTTAAAATCATATCCATTCCAAAATTCTTCTTTAAGAGAAATTTCAGGAGAACAAGCACTTTTCCATAATATATTAAATGGTACTTGAATAATTTTATCTAACAATACTAAATCCAAATCTCTTGCTGCATGAAGTAATGCAACTCCTCCACCTGGGAGAACTCCACCATCTAAAGCAGCTTTAACAGCAGCAATAGCATCTTCAACTCTATCTTTCTTTTCTAAAACTTCTACTTTAGAATAACCTCCAACTAATATAGTAGCAACACCACCATAATAATTAGCTAATCTCTTTTTATGGAATAGCATTTCAAATTCACTTAATCCATTACCAGATAATAAAGATCTAATAGACTCTACTTTATTTTGTTTTATTGTTTCATCTATTATACAACCGATGAATGTTGTTGTGTCTTTAGTTACAATTACTTTATTACAAGTCATTGTTTGTCCTAATGTTACTTTAATATCTTCTAATAATGTATCTCTATATATTCCATTTCCTGGGGATATAACAGTACAAGATTCTAACTTACTACCTTTATTTAATAATAACATTCTAAGAATATTAGATGCAATATCTGGAGCTATAATTAATAATTCTTTTTTTTCATCAATAGCTTGATTACAAATATCAATTACTTGTTTTAATTCTACTAATTTTTCATTAAAAATAGCAACTAATACATTATTTAATTCACATGTATTTTTATCTGTATTAATAAAATATGGGGAATTAAAACCTGAATCAATTTGTAAACCATCAGAAAAAACAACTGAATTATTTATATCTGAAGATTCTTCCATATTTACACTGCCATCTTTTCCAACTTTATAATAAGTATCAGAGATTAACTGTCCTAGAATAGGATCGTTATTAGCAGAAAGTGTTGCCACTTTAAGTAAATCTTCTTGTGTACTTATTTCTATTTTATTTTTATCTAAATATTCTGTTACCTTTTTTAAATCATCTGTCAATATTCTTAATATTTCTATTGGATGTTTAGTAGATTTAGATAAACTTAAAACAATTTCTCTAGCTAATATAGTTGCAGTAGTTGTACCATCTCCAACATCTTTAGCAGTTTTAACTGCAATATCTTTTATTACATCTATACCCATACTAACAGCAGGATCATTGTGATTTACATACTTAGCAACTGTTGCCCCATCTTTTGTAACATGAATACCAGTTCTATTTTTAATTATAACGTTTTTGCCATTAGGTCCAAAAGTTGTTGCTACTGCATCCCCTATTAATTTCACTCCTGTTATAAGTGGAGTCTTTGCATTGTCATCAAATAATACATTCATTGTCATTATCATTTTTAATTATTACCATTTCCCTACTGGGCATTTTTTATCTTTTACTCTTGTACTTGCTTCAACTCTACAACCACATCCTTTTACATATCCTTCTTTAGGATATTCAGATGTTTGATTGGTGTTAACATTTAAGTAAAGTTTGGGATTACAGAGTTCAGTCTGTATTCCCATTACTTCTACTATTGTTTTTAATTTGCAAGCATTACATATTGGTTTTCTTTTTTTATATAATCTTTTTTCTAAATTTAGAAGTTCGTTTATATGACCTGTTACTATTTGTTTTACTTGTCCTAACATATTCTTAAAATTTAATGATGTTATATGAAATTCCAATTCCAATAAAAGGGGTAAGACCACTTCCACCAATTCCATATCCTACTTGTAAACCAATTCCGAAAGGTTTTGATTTTTGATATTTATTATATGCAGTAAGATCTATAATACTGCCTTGAATATTTGTTATTGATACAGCAGGATTTGAAGAAGTTGCAAATACTTCAATTCCATTTGTTGTTTCTTTTTTGCCAATTACTATTTCAGCAAATACTTTATCTTCTGTTATTAAACCTACAACTGATTGTGGTTTTTTATCTGCTGTTACTTTTATTATTCCTTGAATATCTCTAAACTTATCAGTTTGTGCAAATGTATATGGATACATTTTTGTTGAATCATTTATAACTACTTCTGTACCATCTTGATTTAAAATTAATACACTATCTTTTAATAAATTAATAGTTAAATTTAAATGATTAATATCTATTAAATTCTTTTTATCTTTAACAGATAAATTATTAATGTCTTTTGTCAATTCACTATTAGTATTTTTTAATTGATCTATATTCATTAATAGTATCTGTTTAGATTTAACTTCATCTCCAAGTTTATTTTTTGAAGTTTTTAAAGTATCAGTTAACGTAATGATATTACTTTTTGCAATTTTATTATCATTACATTGTTTAAAATTAAAAAGTATGGATACTATAATTAATATTCCAATACCTATTTTAATATACAATGGGTTTAAGTTTTTCATATGCTTTTTCTTTTATTAATGTTCCCTTATAATAACCTAACATTCTTTCAACATCATTTTTTAAATAATCCAATTCATAAATTGTTTCTTTATTATCATGATCATAATGAATTAACATTAAGCCTGCAATATTTAATGTAGGATCTAACATTTGAATCATCCAAGCATAAGTAGATAGTTGTACTGCATAATGCCAATAATTTGAATCCTGCAATGTATTTAAAGGATATTGCATCATTTGTTTTTTCTTTGTATTTATATCAAAATATGAAGATTTATTTATAGCTTTATTGGTTTTGTAATCTAATATGTAAACATCCTTACCATCTATAATAACTAAATCAGCTTGTCCAGCTAATCTAAATATTCCATCTTCTGATATTCTACTTAATAATAATTCTGGGTAGATTCCTTGATCTCCAATTTTTAATACATTATTAGTATAACATTTGAATTTACCTCCTAATCCATAACGTTTTAATTCTTTAGAACTTCCACCTAAGTTTAAATCTTCATGCATTTTATGGATAATAGTCCCTCTTTCACATGCTTCAACATTCTTATTTTTCCATAGTTGAAGAATTTCTGCTTTTTTCTTAATAAAATCTTTGGCTTCTATATTAAATTGTGCAACATATTTTGCATCAAATTTTTTAGTTATCATTAATTTCTTTTTAGTATCAGCAAATATACCAGCACCTACAAGTTCTTCAAGTGCTTTTACTGAACTCCAGAAATGTTCATTAAAAGGTTGTGCAAATTTTTCAATTAGAGTTGTGACTGATATGCACTTTAATCCAGATTTTTTATCAATATATAAATGTTCTTTATCATTATATTGTACACTATCATTTTCTTTATCTACTTTCATTCCCATTTTCATT